AAAGAAGACTTTGAGTTTATCTCTAAGGAAGTTGCCGAACTTATCCACAAGCGCGATAAGTTGGAACGCCATCAAATGGAAGACCTTTCCAATAATGTTGAAATGCGCGATGCTATGAAGTCGCTGCTGCGTTATTATCTCACTCATAATGATTACACCGAGTTTATGGAACTTCAGCGAGTATACGGTAATGTGGAGTAAGATTGCTGTTGCCGGCGCTGCATTGCTAATTTTTGTTAGTGCTGCTGCTGCTGAAGAAAAGCATAAGCCGCGCCACAAGCCTAACCAAAACCATAGCGGTGAATATCATGGCAAAAAGTATAAGCCTCGCCATAGGCCTTATCAAAATCATGGTGGTGAATATCATAGAAAAAGGCATCGTGGTGACGGCCATAATTACTGGCGCGGCGGGCACAATAACTACTGGCGCGGCGGCAATAACAACTATTGGCGAGGTGGTAATAACAACAATTACTTCTATCAAGATCCAAACTTCTGGGGCGGTGTTGCTGGAGGGCTGATTGGTGGTGCTATCATTAATCAGTACAATGACGCTCCTGCGCCTTATCCTTATCCCTATCCAGAGTATCAAGTTCAGCCAGAATGTCAACTCGCATGGATTCGAGTTTATATTCCAGGTACTGGCTATCAAAGCCAACAAACTCTCATTTGCAACCAATAAGGAGACTATATAATAATGCCACATCCACATAAGAATAGGCCGCGTAAGGGTCGCCGTAAGATTGGTAGCGCCAAGCGGAAAGCGCGTAATAAGAGGAAGTAAAGCATGAGCAAATCTCGCTCCGAAAGGAGACACCATCATCAACGTATGTTGGATCGTGTCAAGACGTTTCACTGGCTGAAAAATAAGTTTTGGAACGGCACTGATGAAGAGCGAGATTTACATCTAAAGAAGATGGCTGAAACACGCCAAAAGTGTTCGTGTCATATGTGTGGAAATCCACGCAAGTACTGGAAAGAAAAGACTATGCAAGAAAAGAGAATAATGGAAAAGATTGATGAGCGCGGATAATGGAATTTACATACTAGTGACCAAGGGTCTGGAATTCCGTGTAGGATATCATCAGGCCATTGACAACATTTATGGAAACTTTTCCGATGAGTCATATCAGTGGCAGGGTGATCCAGAAACAATGTATCATTATTTCCATGCTGACAAAACGTTTTCCAATCTCGAAGAGGCCCTTGACTATGCCGAGGAGATACTCTATAATTATGCATATCTTGAAGACGGAATCTGTGTGATTTCGGATTTTAAGGATTGGGACTTTAACAATCTAAGGAAGAATTATGGCAAGGAAGCCGAAGGCAGTACGCGGTAAGTTTGCTGACGAAAAGTATTTGGGTGTTGAGCCCGACCTTCGCGGCGAGGTTTCTAATGCCGAGATTATAAACGCATACAACTGGTACAACTATTTTTATGATGCAGACCAGGCCAAGGCTTGGGTGATTGAGTACCTGAAAGAATATAACAAAACAGAAAAGGAACTAATCAAAAATGCCAACAGAATTGATGCTAATTATTGCCGCACTAGCGGTTGGACTTGTCGTATACTACTTCTCGGTGGTGACCTCCCGCAAGAACTCAAAGAGCGTAACGAAAAGCGTATCCGAGCCCTTGCCGCCATCGCATCCAGCTCCGACTCCAGTAATCGTGGAAGAGACACAGGTAGCGCCGAAGACACCAGCGAAGAAGAAGGCTCCAGCAAAGAAGTCTCGCGCGAAGAAGTAAATGCAAACTCGCGCGGTACTTCTCATGTTCGTATTGCTATTGGCGACAATAGCTCTGGCGACATGGCAACTGGAATCTCTGGTGCCGAAGGGGCCCGACTGGGAGCAAGTGTCGAAGAATCTCGAAACTCAGCTTCAAGCAAGTCGGCTCGAAACGGCAAAGGAAGTAAAGCTAAGAACGGAATTGGAAACGCAACTCAAAGCGTTAGAACAAAAAACAGCGGAGACGAACTCTCTGCTGGAATCGACTCGCAGAGCCTTGGAAGCAATGTCGAAGAAGTACCAGGAAGCGATAGCTATACCAGCACCGATTCCAGTGCCGAAGCCTCAGCAACCAATAAAAAAGAAGAAGCGCAAGAAGATTCCGTACGACATAGCTCCAAGTCAACAGTAATCTCTATTCAAGAACGGATTGCTAATCGCGCTAATGATTTGATTGCCGATCTCGAAGTATTGCTTGATGCATACTATCGGGACGGCAGTCAATTCAAAATGTCTGATTGGATTATCAGAAACAACGTTAAGCCGCAGGTTGCTCAACGAATTGCGGCCTATTACAAGCCTCTTTATTCAGAAGCGTTTGATGCCCTCAACGGCAAGGACGAAGACCTGAAAGAAGGCTATTCTCATTACAAGAAGTCTCAACTGAAAGCTTATGTGGAGTTTCTCCGTTCTATCGTATCATGTGCTGAAACCACTGCTACGACAGTGAAGGCTCGCAAGCCTCGTAAGAAGAAAGAGAAGCCAGTTTCGGCTATTGTCGCTAAACTCAAGTTTAAGGAAAAAGATGATGAATACAAGATTGTCTCAGTCGATCCAAAGCAGATCGTTGGCTGCAATCAACTTTGGGTCTTCAATACCAAATATCGAACTGTGGCTGTTTATAACGCTATGGGCCCTGCTGGGCTTAACGTCAAAGGTAGTTCACTAATCGGCTTTGACGAAAAGACATCCATTGTCAAGAAACTGCGAAAGCCGCCTGAGCAGCTTAAGAAGCTGATGGAAGGTGGCAAGATCATCCTCCGTAAGTATATGGATGATATCAAGTGTAAGCCGAAGGAGGCAAATGGCCGCATAAATAATGAGACCATTCTCCTAAGGGTTATTAAATGACAAATGTATTCGAATTTCCTAAGAGCAAGATTTTCCGAGAAGTCCAACCCAACATTGAAGAAGTAGAAAAGGCCAAAGAAAAAGGCAAGCAAAAGTTTGCTGATGGAATTGTAGCTGAAGTTGCCACGGGTTTAATGGCTGAATTGGAGAATTATGGCATAGAACTTGAAGACGAAAAGGGAAACACTGTCAAAGACTTTCTTTTCTTGACAGACGTTCTAAAAAGTGTTATATACCGTAATATGGAGTTGAGTCATCCCCTACATGAGTTTGTGGATGATAACGTCTCTATCTTTGATAACGAAGAAGACTTCAAAAAGTATTTGGCCAACGTCGAAGGCGAAGAGCTAGAAGAAACGAAAGAATAGGTGTAATGTGATTTTGATTGACCTGAACCAGGTCCTGATTTCTAATCTAATGCAACAAATCGGATCGAATCCTAAAATCAAGTTGGAAGAAGACTTGATCCGTCATATGGTGCTAAACTCTCTCCGCTCATATGTAAGACAATTCAAACAGAAGTATGGTGAAATCGTCGTATGCTGCGATAGTCGCAAGTACTGGCGCCGTGATGTGTTTCCGTTCTACAAGTCCAATCGTAAGAAGGACCGTGAGAAGTCTGAGTTTGACTGGAATCTCATTTTCGAAACCCTCGGCAAGATTCGTGAAGAACTCAAAGAGAACTTCCCTTATCGTGTGCTTGAGGTCGAAGGCGCTGAGGCGGATGATATCATTGCCGTACTCTCGGCTCGTCAGGCCGTATCTGAAGAGGTATTGATCCTGTCTTCTGATAAGGACTTCGTACAGCTTCAGAAGTATCCTAACGTCACGCAGTATTCGCCTATTCTTAAGCGATACGTTAAGGCTGACGATCCTTACCTATACATCAAAGAGCATATCATCAAAGGTGACCGAGGCGATGGTATTCCGAACTTTCTATCGGCTGACAATACGTTCGCCCTTGGCGAGAGACAGAAAGTCATAAATAGTAAGAAGATGACGGAGTGGCTCCACAAGACTCCAGAAGAGTTTTGTATTACTGAGAACATGCTCCGTGGTTATAAGCGCAATCAAATGCTGGTAGATTTGGATTTTATCCCTGAGAATATCAAGCAGCAGATTGTCGAGTGCTATGATAATACCAAGCCAAGCACTCGACAGAAAATGTTTAACTACTTTATTGAGAAGAGACTATCCAATTTAATGGAAGTCATTGATGAGTTTTGAGGATTAAATGATCAAGAATATGCATGAAGTGTTTGATGAGCTAGAAGCAGCACCGACTAGAGATGCTGCCAAAGCCATACTATTCTACAATATGAACGCAGGCCTACGTGGTGTTATGCGCGCCAACTTTCACCCTGGAATCAAGTTCGTGTTTGACGAGGTTCCTCCGTACAAAGAGAGCGATGCGCCAATTGGCCTAGGAGAAACTAACATACACAAAGAAATTAATCGCGTGTATATATTTGAGCAGAACAACCCTCGCGTGGATCCTAATCTTACCTTAGAAAGAAAGAAGCAGATACTTACGCAAATATTGGAAGGCCTAGAAGCTAAAGAAGCCAAGGTCTTCGCTGATATGATAATGAAGAAATTAAAAGTGAGACACCTCGACAAGCAAATGTTAGAAGAGGTGTTTCCCGATATGCTTTCGTATTGATTACTGAGGAGTTTTATATCATGGTCAATCTAACGAAGGAAGGATCATGTCTAAAAAGTCAAAGCTTGCTAAATTGTTATCATCAAAAGAACACTACGAATACGAAACAACGGTTGAGGATTGCCAGAAATGGTTCAACGTCCTCAACCGAGAACTATTCAATAGTTCACTTCCCCCAATTGACGAAGTTGATATACGCTGGCGCCGTAAGGCACATGCATGGTACGACTATGATGCAAGTAGGCCCGGCGAAGGCACTGCGCGTCTTCTCATGAATAAGAGATACAAATCAAAACAGTTTTTCATTGAAGTGTTAGCACATGAAATGGTGCACCACTATCAATACATCTATAACGAAGAGATGGGTCACGGTCCTTCGTTCTTTAAATGGCGTGACAAGTTTAACAAGAAAGGTTTGAACCTCGTAAGGGCTTATTAACATGAAGTATAAAAAGAATCATTATGGTACTCAAGAGAATGTTGATGATGAAGAATATGTGGATATGCGAAATGGCGCAAAGCGCCGTCCGATCCGAAATTGGACAAAAGCTTATGTAGAACATTTGGATGAAGCCGATGAGATAGACGATTTTTATAGTAACACTAAGAGTTACAGATAATAGCAAGCAGGTATGCTCCACGGGCATGCCTGCTATGCATTTATAACAATTGAATAATTAGCTTGTGATCACTATCTCCTAGTCAAGAGACAATAACTGGAGACTATCAATGGCTATTCTTTATACCTCGGATCGTGACGCTTCGCTCAACCGTTACGAGAATCGCGTCCTGAGTGTACATGCTCACCAATCCTACCAGGTCATGTCGGATATCTGGTCTACGGCCGACTATGCGCTTGTCTGGGATGACACGGAGAACAAGCCCCAGAAGGTGTGCGTTAACATCTATGACATGAACCCTTCGGACTGGAAACCCGCCAAAATCGAAGTGGACGCGACGGAGGAAGTACGCGCCAAGTATTTGATGTGGCGCACGAAAATCGAATATGAAACGCTCCTCGAAAACGAGGAAATGCGCGTCCGCCGGATTGAGAAGGGCGCTATCGCCAAGGTTGTCAAAGGCAAAAGCGGCAAGGGCACTATCGGTAAGGTTGTAGTCGTCATGGAGGGTTCGTATCGTTTCGGATGGCGTGCAAACACTGAACTGAAGGTTGCAATTGCGACCTCTGACGTTAAGGTCAAGAAGGCCTTACGTAACGGTAAGGTTGCCGAGGTCTACCAAGACGTGGTCTGGGTTTGGGCCCGCAATGTGGTTCGTGAAGATATCGCGGAAATCAACCAGCATGTGCTGTGGCTTGAAGCGGAGAAGCGGGCTACCCGATACTGCATCGCCGCCTGACGCTCGTCCAGGACGCTCCAGGCTCATCCAAACAAATCTCAATGAAATCAAAGGCTTAGCATGAACACGGACCTACTGGTTTTGGCATATCTTGAAAGTGGTGGTTGTATTACTGTTGGCGAATATCGCAAACCCCGCAAGGAAGAGTTGACCTTCAGAAATGACAAGGGCTCAACCTACAATATTGGCCGGAAAGCGTTGACTCTTCAATCTAAGGGCATAGCGCGCCGGACCTGATCCTGGCGCATAGCAGGTATGATAGTTCTTGGCATTGAAAACCGAGGGTCGCGTCACTATATCCATTATATGACAATGAGAGAGAAATCCATGAAGACCTACCGCCCGATCAAGACTGCCCGCGAAAAAGCAAAGTTTCATGCTACAGTTGTAAATCATTCAAACCCCAATATTCGATTGGCTGCCAACTATATCGCTGAGGCCTATCAAGCTGCCCGCAAGGGAGATGTTTCCGATTTCATGACTTTCATTTCCCTCGCACAAAAGTTTGCTGAGGATGTTGATTTCTGCAATCCCGAAAGGAACCTTCGCTAATGGCTAAGATTAAAGACTTTTTAATCGGCGTAGAAGAGTTAGTCTATACCGCCATGGAAAAAGGGTTCACTGACTTGTACGGCATTCATGCCTACGTTCACATGTATGAGCCGAACGCCGATCTAGCAACGGTTGAGGCCATTCTTGATGAGTTGCACCGAATGGATGAAATGCAACTCTATGTTGCTTGACACTAGTTGTCATTGCTGCTAGGATACTATTCGTTAAATGAAACATATGGAGTTTATTGATGCCTAAGATTGCTGGTCGTGACGTTCGTGGTGAGTTCCTCACTCTTCAACTTTTTGAGATTGGTAAGGCGGTAACGCCGAAAGAAATCAACGACCACGTTGGTCGTGGTGATTATGCTGCAAAGTATATCTCCTTCCTGCGTAATCGTCATGGTTTTGAGTTCTCGGTGCAGAAAGACGGCCGTGAGGTCGTATCTTATACACTGCTAATGGAACCGAAGAATGCTGCTGAGGTTCGCGCCCGCGCGACCGCTGCTCCTGCTGCTGTCAAGACTGCAAAGGTCAAGGCTGCACCGAAGGTGAAGGCGTCTAAGCCGATCAAGGTTCGCCAGTCTAAGCAGACGCCTAGCGCGCCTGTGAAGAAGGCCGCTCGTCAGGTTCTCAAGGACCACGCCGATGCTGAGGCTGACCGCTTGCTGGCTGAAATCGGCATGAAGAATGCTGGTGAGTATGCTGGTGGTACCTACTCTGTTGATCCCGACTGGGATTCCATGGACGGTATCGATGTGGCCAACTTCCTCAAGTGAGACTAAATATCTCTATAACAATCGGAGAAAAGAAATGCTAAGACGCTGCCTTTTAGCAGGGCTAACAACCCTGCCTTTTTTTGCTATTTCAGCTAGTGCTGCTACTCAACGCAATAACGCAACATGGAAGGTGCCTGCGGGCGTCAAGAAAATCCGTGTTCGTTCATGGAATCCAGACGGTAGTATCGATTTGGATCGTACACTGAATGTTTCACCCAATCAAGTTTTTCGTATTGACGCAATTGAGGATTAATTATGAGCGGTATTTTGTCATGGACTCTAATCATCTACATCTATGCTGGTGCTATGGCTCAAGGTGATTCCGTAACTGTCACAGCTACACCAATGGCAACGCAGGAAATTTGTGAAACGGCGGGCACTGCTCTGGATTCTCTTGTGAGCGGATCTACAAAAGTTGTCCGATATGTTTGTGTGAAGAATCAATAAGCATAAATACTTAATGACCATAGTGCTAGGTCACGGAGAAATATTATGCCAAATATCATCAAAAAGATTGATATAGAAAGTGCATACACTAAAAGTCACAAGGCAATAGAACTTTTAATAAGCAGCCGCGACGAGCGAACTTTAGTATGGGAAACTGAAATAAATGAATATATTCGCCGTGTCGAACGATCCGAAGCAATCAGCCGAGTGGATGGTGGACAAGCATGTCGTAAAGATGATTCTGGAAACAGCGCAATTACTGTCTACGGCTCATCGTATTATTGACGGCGTTGAATATATTGGTAAGACTCAGACTGGCCGCAACGTAAAACGTTGGCGCTTACCGGACGACCGTGAACAACATCTATATTCGGCCACGCATATCAATCATCCTTCTGCGGTATGGGCTCGCTCTACCAATAACAACTATACTTGGCTTGCATGTCATTTCGGTGCATTGTTGACTGAATATACATATCGCTATGGTAAGCATCACAAATGCGAAGCAATGGTTCCTTGGCTACAATATCCACCGCACGGTATTCCTGTCGGTTATTTGACACAGGTAACGCCTGCAATGCCTGATGAGTATAAAGTGCCAAACGATTCTGTCGCATCTTATCGCAACTATTATCGTGTGGCCAAGGCTCGTATGCATAAGTGGACGAAACGTGAAATACCGGAGTGGATCAATGACTGACTATGAAACAATACGCAAGGACATCTATGAGAGTTTCCATGACACATTTCATAAACTCTATATCTCAGAGTTGAAGGATCAAATTGCTGATAAAGATGGAGTCATCACAGCAAATGATCATGTGATTGCTGAACAACAGGCTGAGATCGAACGGCTGCAGGCTGACTTGGCCCACGCTGACGCCAAGGGGCAAGAGAACGACAAGCTGTTGTGGGGAACCATCAAGGCCAACGAGCGGCTGCGGGCGGCACTGCGGGATGTGCTGAGTTATGTGCCACACGGCGACATGCCAGTGACGATCTATGACAACGCCTGTGCCGCGCTGGAAGGCAAATGATGTTTGCTAAATACAGACAAGATGACAGAACAACCAAATAACATGAAACCAAGTTCAAGAACTAAAAATCTTGTCACAGGCATTCTAATCAGCGGATGGATTCTATCTGTCCTGCTGATACTCTCTATTGTATCTGCTTCTGTATATCTCCAAA